TCTGCTATGGATCGCGTCTCCGGCGGTATCAAAGGTGCCATGGGCGGTGCCTCCATTGGCGCAGCGGTTGCCGGGCCTGTGGGCGCAGCCATTGGTGGTGTTCTTGGCGGCGCTGCTGGCGCTGTAACCGCTGACAAGAAAGAGAAAGCGCCGACCGCTTCTGAAATAAAAGGCGGCATCAACACGGCCAAGGGTTTTTACGACCAGTCCAAGAAGGGCAAGGAAACCGAAGAGGTTTTGGATTCTATGCAAGACCTTGGAAAGGCTTAGAGTTAGTCTTGCCATCCTCAAAAACTTGACGTAATCTAGTTTCGCTGTTTTCTCACGGGGACCAAAGAACATGCAAACGTCCCTCGTTATCGACGACAAGCAGCAAGACCTGTGGAATCCCGCAGAGCTTCAGCAGTCCCAGTCGTCGATTGAATACGATTGGAACGACCCGAACGATCCACCGTCGCTTAAGCCGCCGGAAATCGCTCGGATGTGCAGCCAGTTCTACAACGAAATGGCACCGATGCAGCGCCTCTGGTGGCTGTGCCGCGATGTCATTACGAACTTCCGCGCCTATACGCCCAGCGACATCGTGATTCGCGCCGGCATGGAAATGGCGTACTTCAACCGTGTGCGCGACGTGAGCTTCAACATCACGCTGCCGCAGTTCCGCAACGCCTCGGCCCGTCTGGAAGTGACGCTTCCATCGTGGGGCGCGTATGCCGCGAGCGATGCGATTGAAGATTTGATGCGCGCTGCCGCTGATGAGCAGGCGCTGGACTACTACAGCCGTCGTGGCGAGCTTCTATACGCTGCGATGGAAATGATCGATTGGGGCATCATGTTTGGAACCAGCGCAATGCTGGCGACCATGGATGGCTCCAATCTCAAGCCAGAAGTGTTTGGCCCTGACCGCATCCGCGCGGAACCCGCCATCGCTCGCCCGGAAGACAGCCGCTTTCTGGCTGTGTCGCGCGTGACCACCAAGTCGCAGCTGCGGCAGAAGTTTCCGGACAAGGAAGATGTGATCGCCCAAGCGCCGCCTCCACTTCAGCAGCTGAACTGGTGGAGTGGTTATCAGCGCATGGCGCCAGACCGCATCGAGGTTCTGGAAGTGTACTGCCGTAGCGGCCACTGGTTCTTGATGTGCGGTAGCGGTGGTGCTGTGCTAGCATCTGGCTGGACCCCGCAGCGTTGTATGCCGTTGGAGATTCACAAGTACACCAGCGTGCCATTCGACTTCTGGGGCGTTGGCTTGGTCGAGCAGGCTCTGCCAGGTCAGTACGCGTACAGCGCAAGCTGGAACCAAATCCTGACCAATGCTCGCTTGATGAGCAACCCGAAGATTCTGATTGCGCACAACTCGGGAATCGCGCCGGATGCGTTTACCAGCAAGGCGGGTGAGAAGATTTACCACCGAGCTGGTATGCCTCCGCAAGCATGGCAAGGTCTGCCGCTTCCGCAGTATGCTGTGCAGTTGCCGGCGTCTGCTGCATCTGCTCTGGCTGATTCGACGGGTATTCACGGTACTTCGCAGGGCAAGCGCACGCCGGGCATCGTAACGGGCCGTGCGGTCGATGCAATCGTGGCCAACGACGAAGTGCAGTTTGGTGTGACCAAGCGCAACATCAAGAAGATTATGGAGCGCCACGGTCGCACTGCACTGCTGTACATGCAGGCGTACTACCCGCAAGAAAAGTTCATCAAGCAGTTTGACCGTTATGGCTCGGCGATTGGCACGATGGTGCGTAGTGGCGACCTGTCGCAAGACCCGCAGGTGTTCATCGAAGCCGACACGCTGTTCCGTGACGACGTTGAAGCTCGGCAGCAGCGCATCATGCAGTTTGCGCAGATGGGCGCCATTGCTCCGCCGGATGCCATCAAGCTGATTCAGGACAACCGTGACCCGCTGCGAGCGCAGAAGCCGATTGCGGACTTCATTACTGCCAAGCGTGCGTTGGATGCGGTTATCAAGAGCGGCTTTCAAGTGCAGGATTTGCGTCAGCCGGTTGGTCCCGATGGGATGCCGGTGATGCGCAAGACGGTCAAGTTCTATCCAAACGACAACTTCCCCATCTTTGCGGAAGTGGCTGGGCAGTTCATCCGCTCGGATGAGTTCTATGCGCTGCCGATCGAGAAACAAGACGCCGTGGATGCCTACTACCAAGACATCCTCCAAATGATGACGCCAGCGGCCCCAGGAGCCCCGGAAAGCCAAGCGGCTGGGGGTGGTGGCGGCAAGACGCCTCCGATGCCTGTAGGGGCACCGCCGGCCAATGCAAACGCACAGGGTAATGCTGGTCCTGCCAGTAGCGCTGATGATACGGCTCGCCAAGTTGAAGTTGCCAATGCCAAGCCGGAAGGCTCGGACGAGTTTAGTAAGTAGGAGACACTATGAAGCACTCGATTCAGGACATCGCCAAGGAACGGCTTAAGAACATGCACGGCCACAAGGCTGACAAGATGGGCGCCTCCAAGGGTCACAAGTATGATGACTACGAAGAGGAAGAGGACATGTCTGCCGATACCCCCGAAACTACTCCCGCTTCGGAGGAAGGCGCCGGCAAGCCGATGATACACGGCAAGCCTGGTCTGAGTGGCGGCAAGCCGGAAGGCGTTGCTGTGATGATTGGTATCGGCAAGCCGATGATGCACGGCAAGCACCCGATGCGTCCGCCGCACCCGATGTACGCCAAGCACCCCGGCTTGGGCGAGAGCATCGAGGATGAAGAGCCGGTGATGGGTGGTAAGTACGGCAAGTAGAGGTCGCTGTGAACGCTGGACAGATTGCACAGTACATGCGGCGATTGGTGGACGACCCAGGAATGGTTCGTCTGCCCAACTCTTTGCTCGCCACCATGCTTGAGGTGGCCTACGAAGAGTTCCGCAACTTGGCGCCTTGGGAAGTGTGGGAGCGGTATTATGCTCCCCCGCTTCTGGTGGGTCAGTACAACGTCAATCTGGATGGCATCCTATTCTACACCGATGCTGGTGTAGCTCCTACTGAAGGAGCTGTTGCTAGCCGCTTGACGCGCGTTGTGCTGGTTGACCAGAACACGGGCGGCATCCTTGGCACGTTCCAGCCGGCGACCAGTTGGGAAACGCTCGGCCAGATTCCCAACGCTAGTGCGGCGATGCTGTCGAACTACGCGTGGACTGGCCAGCGCTACTGGTTGGACGGCAAGATTCTGCGTTTCAGCGTTCCGGTGAGCGGACAGATTCAAATCTGGTACTTGCCCACCGAGACGATCGATTGGAATGCGGCGATTGCGCCAGGCGCTAACAAGTTCGTGGACAACTTGACGCAGTTTCACGACATCATTGCGTTGTTGGCTGCTGAGCAGTACTACATTCAGCAGGCGCAACCCAATCAAATGCTTGAGCTTCAGCTTCGTCGTCGCACCGACAAGATGATGGAGTTCTTTGCCCAAGCCCGCAGTGGCAAGGCTTCCCGGTATGTGAACGAAGAATACCAGAGGTAGCCATGTCGAACATCGACAAGACAGCTGATATCACTCCTAAGTCTGGCATGGACTTGCGTAGTACTGCCAAGACCAATGCTACGCCTTATGTGCAGAACGTGATTCCGCGTAATGGCGACTTCTGGGTTCGTCCTGGCTTTGGTCTGGTGCGACAGTACGACACCAGCTTGGCTGCTGGCCGCATCGACACCAGCGTCAACGCTACCGAGTATGGCTTGGGCGCTTGTATCGGTGCGACCGCTGTGCGCACGCCGTGGGACACCGACCAGATTCTGGCGATTCACCCGCTGTATGCGTTCACCGGCAACTTCTATGGGCGCCAGCCGCGCACCATTAGCCCATTGCAAGACCCGCAATATGGAAGCCGTGGTACCGTTCTGGCTGGCGTGGTTGCGATCGTTCACGACCTGTACACCAACCGCAAGGTTGAGATTGTGCTGCATGAGCAGGATTCGCAGAAAGAAGACCTGACCAGGGACTATCCGAACTACGCGACCAGGTATAACGAGGACCGCTCGACTTGGGCGATTCCGGCGCATGAGCCGAAGTGGGCAATCTTTGCTCCGATGTCAACAGGCATTGCGTTTGGAACCAAGGCGTTCAACGTCGTGGTCTGCATCGACGGCATGGGCTTGTGGACTTATCGTCCGGTGGATTGCCCCATCGAGTGGCGCCGCCAGAACGACAGTTTGGACCGTCCGATTCTAGGTCCGTTCATGGGCGAACAGGGCGCGTTCTCGCCGCTGAATCTGACCGAAGGTTTGTTGTCGGCCAATGATGGCGCGGTGTACCTGACGACCAGCGACCTCGGCATCGTCACGTCGCAATGCACTTGGAATGAAGACCGGGTTATCTACGCGACCGACAACACGCTGTGGTTCTCGGACCCGCACATGCCCCAGGCTGTGCTGGCCGATAGTCGATACGTTGTGCCGACGACCGACCCGATTACCTGCGTTGCGCCGTTGCGGTCGAGCGTGTTCATCGCCACTAGCGGCGGCAAGTGTTGGGCGTATCAGCCCGCGCTTGGCAGTGCTGGCACCGCGGCGGTCGGCTCGCTTACCTATATCTCTCTCACTAACGGCTGCGTGAACAACCGCGCCTGGTGTGTGGGCAACGAGGGCGTGTTCTTTGCTGACCCGAACGGTGTGTTCTTGTGGACTGGTGGCGTTCAGTTGGTCTGGTTGTCTCGTCCCATCGACCGCTTGTGGACCGACCCGCAATCGCTGGAAATGCCGCTTACGGATTACTACCAGCGCAACGGTAACACCTCGTTGCAGGGTGTTCAGCTGCCTGCCCGCATCGACATGCGTGAGCAGATGCAGAACTCCCGGCTGTGCTGGGATGATGCCCGCAAGGCGCTGTACTGCGTGTGCGATGACATCACGTTGGTCTGGACGACGGACTTTGGTTGGAGCGTTTGGTACTTCCAGACGCACGCTGGCAGTGGTTCTGATGTGATGGGTATGGCCAACATCGACAATCCGACGCTGGTGCCGGTTCGCAATGACCTGTACATGGTTGGCGGCGCGGATACTCGTCCGTACCTTGATGACAAAGACTCTGCGATTGCGGTTGATAAATCATGCTATTTGCTGAAGCTGGGACGTGGCGGCGCAATCGACCAATCGACCTGCATGGATGCCCCGCTTGCAGACGTATGGTACTGCTCGCTTTCGGGTTACATCGTAACTGGCGATATCCTGCGCATCGCTGTTGGCGCCAACCAGTATGACTACACAGTAGTTGCTGGTGACGACTTCACCGCGACGTACAAGGCGTTTGTGGCGCAGATTCAAGCGGTGGGCGACCCGGAGTACAACTTCATCGCTCAGCCCACCAGCATTGTGGCTGTGGCCAAGGTTGCGGGCACTGGCGCTAGCGCTGTGGTCACCTCGGCTCTTGCGCCTGGTGTTGGCATCTTTGCTGCCACGCACTCGCAGGTTGCGTCTGCTGGGGACATCACGGATGCCGACTTGGAGGATTGGCGCACGCCGGTCAACGGGTGGGTAAAGTACGTTGCTGGTCCGGTCGAGCCTGCCAATGCTCCGGCATATTACATTGGTCCTCCGTCGATTGCGGAGTTCCGGTTTCAGCCTCCGAGCGGAGCAGCTCAGCAGTTTGAACAAACCTATTGGTGGCCGGTTGCGGTAGCCAATGTGAGCACGCCACCTTCGGCTTTCCAACTGCATTTCAAGTTCGACAACACGCGGTGGCAACCCATTTGTGTGGCCGCAGCTACAGACGAGCTTGCAGTGATGTTTCCTTCTGAACGCCTTGGCTCAACTGGTGGCTATTTTCTTGGCGCGCCAGATATCTCGCATCAGATTCGCGTTTGGAACTCTGGCTTGGGCGTGCCAGACGCTAATGGCGATCAGATTCAAATCGACTTCGATGGCACGCTTGGCGCTTGGACTACGGCGCCGCAAATCAACGCGGGCGTGGTTGGGCCGGATGTGCTGTTCTACATGGGCTTCAAGTACATCGGGACCAACAACACGTTCTCGCTGCACACCCAGCTCAACGCCGCTTCGATTGGCGAAGACGATGCCATCTTGTACGCGTGGCAGTACGGTCGGTATCCGACTGAGTACAAGGCGCTTGCCAACAAGCAGCAGCCGGTGGATTGGGCAGTGAAGTCGCGTGAGTTTGAAGTGAACGGCTATCAGTTCACGGTGCGCGGTGTGTTCATCACGGCGATGCACATGGGCAATGGCACCGACGATGTGGTTCCTGGCTGGCTTTACGGTCCGCTCAACACGGCGACCTCGACGGACTGGCGCGACTACAGTGGCCAAGCGCTGGACTTTGCCAGCATCCCGCCAGGCAACAGCGCGCAAAACGACATTCTTGCATTCCCGCGCATGGTTCCGGCCACGACCGGCGGCGACCCGGACCTGATGGTTGACCCGCTGCTCAAGACGTTTAACAACGTGGCGACTTGGGGCGATGCTACCAACTCTACCAAGGGCAACCTGCTGGTCGATGACCCAGCTGTGGACACGCTCGCCACTACTGATGGCAGCAAGGGTATGCGCGGCTCGGTGATGCTGCATGGCACGATGAATGCACCAGGCGAAGTGGTAAAGCTCGGCCGAGTCGAGGCCGCAATCAAGCAGGTTGGTCTGCGCCAGCGGTGGGGTAAGTAATGGCTGAC